AGCTCGCAACGGCCTAGACTCCGACGAGCGCAAGAAGCACTAGAGGAACTCACCATGCCGATGGTTATGAAACTGGCGACGGCGAACGCTCCAAACAACACGAACTACGCTCAGTTGTTCTCCGAATGCTCTCCGACGCAGATCTCCGATGTCGTGCTGTCGAACGCTACGAGCTTCACGATCGCGATTCGTCGCGCATCGACTCCGTCGAACATCATCTATATGGGTACGCAGACGCTCACCTTCCCGCGCTGCATCCCAGCAGAGATCGAGTTCAAGGCGTATGCGGAAGGAACCGCCGTAACTTCAACCAACACGACCACGCTGATCGCTTTTGCTTCGGCTCCGTGTGAACGCTACTAAGGATATCAGATGAAGAACTGGAAGACCACGACTACCGGCATCCTCGCGATCGTCCTCGCCATCTGCACCGCAGCGAAGAACGAACTGGACGGCGATCCCGCTACCGTCGCTGACTGGTCGCTCGTCGCGACTTCCGTCCTTGCCGGCATCGGTCTTGTTCTCGCTAAGGACGCGAAGCCAGGCGACGCGACGGAAGTCAAGTGACGAACGACGAAGGCGATCCAGGCTGGCTCGAGGTGTCAGTCGCTCATCAGCGACGGCTGCTTCGCGCGAAGGACGTAGTGGAACGCCTCGAACTGATCTCCTCTTCTCCGTTCTACTCGTTCTGGACGGAGACGAAGACCGAACTCGAGGCCGCTGCGCGCGAGATCAGGCGACTGCGCGCGCGCATCGCGCAGCTCGAGGATGACACCGCGTGACGGAGAACCGATGAAATGCTCGAACGCATCGTCGCAGGAATCGCGCTCGGACTCGTCGCATGGCTTCAGCGTCGCGCCGAGCGCGGCGTTGTTGCGGTCGATTCTGACCTTGACCGCGCTCATCTCGTCGTTGCTGCTGATCGGCTTCGCGTGTGGCTGCGGGAGAACCGTGCTGGTATCGGAGGCAAGTCCGATCAGGATCGGACCTGACGCGAAGATCCGCGTCTACACGCTTCAGGATGGCGAGTGGAAGCTGTCTCCGAACGCAGTCACCATCAGCGAAGGCTGGTACTGCGTTCCTCCTTCGTTCGTAGAGGAGCCTCGCAAGTGATCAAGACCTACCTTGCGTCGAAGGCAGTACAGACCGATCCAGGCGTTGCGCGTCTGTTCAGCGAGATGAACTCCGCTGCGGACTGGACGAACTTCGCTACGAGCGGTCAGAACGTGTTCACTACTGCAGCTCTTTCCGATGGCTATCGCGTCGGAGTACTGGAATCCTCTACGCTTGCCGTAGCGACCGCATCAGCCGGTATCGGTTCTGCTGGCGTTGACAACGTCGTGTTCGGCTTCGCGGAGCATCGGTTCATGGCCGTCTGCAAGATTCCGACGCTCAGTACGTCAGCGCAGCGGTTCTCGGTGTTCATCGGATTCAGCGACGTTCGCACGACTACGGGAACGGACTCCGTCTGCTTCTACTACAACGACTCGCTCAACAGCGGAAAGTGGATGGCAGACATCCGCTCGAACGGAACGACGCTCGGTCCATTCGATACCGGCATAACCGCCGATACAAGCTGGCATCGCTACGAGATCACGGTGAACTCCGCTGGAACGGCAGCGGCGTTCTACATCGATGGCAAGCTCGTATACACGGCTACGAGCGGACTGCCTAGCGGAACGTCTCGAGCGACCGGCGTGAGTACGTTCATCGTGAAGAGCATCGGCACTACCGCTAGGACGCTTCTCACGGACACGATGTCTCTTGAACTGGATACAAGCCGATGATCTGGGCCGTCCTCGACTACACGAACAAGGTGACGGCTCTCGTCGATCAAGAGGATGTCCCAGAGCGCGGCATCAAGGCGTATGACGGAGCAGCAGTAGGCAAGTACTGGAACGGATCTACGTTCGACGCTCCGAAGTGGCTCACCTACGAGTTCCTCCAGCGGTTCACCGATGCGGAGCTTGACGGATGCCTGGTCGCGGCTCAGACGAACGCGATCGTGCGCCGGTTCATCGCCTTCGCCGAGGCAGCACATGAGATCATCGCGGACGATCCAGAGACCGTCGCCGGCATGGACTACCTTGTCTCGCTCGGCTTGCTAACATCAGCGCGGAAGAACGAGATACTCACAGCCTAGGAGTGAAGAACATGGAGCAGATCCGTCTGGAGATCGGAGCAGGGAACACGCTTGAACCGGGTTGGATCGCATGGGATATCAAGGACGGCCATGATGCGCGCGAACTGAAGTTCGCTGATGGAACGGTAGACCAGATCCGAGCTGTCCATGTCCTCGAACACATCCCGTACTTCGAGACGCTTCCGACGCTCATAGAATGGCATCGAGTTCTGAAGCCAGAAGGCCGTCTATACGTCGCAGTCCCAGACTTCGCGAAGATCGTCGGAGCCATGCTCGGCGGCATCGCTGATCCGAATCTCGAGCGATACATCGTCGGAGGTCAGACCAACGAACATGACTTTCACTACGCGCTGTTCTGGGGATCGAAGCTTGGCTCAATGCTAATCGATGCTGGATTCAAGTCAGTCCAGAGCGCGGGACCATACGGAAACAACACATCGCATCATTGGTGCAGTCTGAACATGGAGGCCATCAAGAGTGCCTAATCCAAAGGCGCATCTTGACCTGAAGCAGATCGAGGCAGCGGCTTCAATCGGATGCACACGCGAGGAGATCGCGGTGATCGTCGGCGTTTCGGCGAAGACGCTCCAGCGTCGCGAGGAAGCCAAGGAAGCCATCGCGAACGGTCAGGCTCGTATGCGCGCATCGCTACGCCGGCTGCAATGGACGAAGGCCAAGGAAGGCAACGTCACGATGATGATCTGGCTTGGCAAGCAGATCCTCGGACAGAAGGATCGCGTAGAGGAGACGCATCGCGAAGAGGTAGTCGAGATCGAGCGCATCGCTCCGAAGCCGAAGGACTGATTGAAGGTACGGATACCGTCCATCGAATCGGTACTGCACTCCTCCCAGCGCGAGGTGTACTCGTCGCTCGCGAGATTCAACGTCCTCGAGATCGGTCGCCGCTGGGGAAAGACCACGTTCGGCCAGCAGATCGCGATCGACGCGGCGATACAAGGAAGGCTCGTCGGATGGTTCGCACCGACGTACAAGTTCCTTGCCGAGCCGGTGCGTGAGTTCGAGCGCGCTCTGAAGCCGATCATCGCTCGTCTTGACCGAGTCGAGAAGCGCATAGAGCTGAAGACGCGCGGCGTGATAGACTTCTGGACGCTGGACGATCGCGATTCCGGTCGCGGTCGATCATATGACCTGGTCGTGATCGATGAGGCTGGCTTCGCTCCTGATCTGCTCGAGTCATGGCGCGCATCGATCTATCCGACGCTCGCTGATCGTCAGGGACGCGCGCTCTTCCTCGGAACTCCGAAGGGTACAGGCGACTTCCATCGGCTCTACACGCAAGCTGAGAGCGATACGAGCGGTCTATGGAAGGCGTTTCGAATCGGATCGGCTGCGAATCCGCTGCTCGCATCGTCGGAGATCGAGATGGCTCGGAAGATGCTTCCCGACGCGATCTTCAAGCAGGAGATGGAAGGCATACCAGCGGAGGACGGAGGAAATCCGTTCGGCCTCGACGCGATTCGCGCTTGCCTTGGACCGATGTCGAACGCCGATCCAGAATGCTGGGGAGTCGATCTCGCGAAGTCGCAGGACTGGACGGTCGCTATCGCGCTCGACAAGGACGGCGCAGTCTGCCGGCTCGAGCGATGGCAGACACCGTGGACGGTCACACGCGAGAAGCTGGCGCGCATGATCGCCGAGAAGCCGGCGCAGATCGACTCGACTGGCGTAGGAGATCCAATCGTCGAGGATCTGCGCAAGGTCTGCCGACGCGTCGAAGGTTTCAAGTTCACATCGCAGAGCAAGCAGCAGCTCATGGAAGGATTGCAGATCGCAATCCAGACGCAGGAGATCCGAGTACCTGACGGATGGCTTCGCGCTGAACTTGAATCGTTCGGCTTCCGATACTCAGGAAGAGGCGCAGTTGCCTATGAAGCGACGGTCGGTCACGATGACGGAGTCTGCGCGCTTGCTCTCGCGATCCTCGCTCGGAGGTCGCGCCGTCCTCTTACATTGAAGGTCATCTGAATGAACCTATACGCTCGCCTCAAGGCCGCATTCAACGTCCGTCGGTGGCAATCGTCATCCATGTCGATCCTCGCAGCCGGTCAGGATGCGAAGAGGCAGCAGTTCAGCTCGCTTGCCGGCGCGAATGCGTATCGATCTTGGATCTACGCTGCGGCGAATCTGAACGCGGTCGCCGTCGCATCGACTCCGTTGCGGCTCTATGTTCGACGTAGGCCGAACGGAGACAAGCTCTGGAAGACGGCCAGCGTGTCGCGTCGCACCAAGGCGTATCTCGCCGGTGACACGACGAACACGCCTTCGATGTACACGCTTCGCAAGGCAGCAGAGTACGGAGACGATTACGAGGTTGTCACCGACAATCATCCGATCCTCGATCTGCTGTCGAAGGTGAACCCGTATCAGAACGGATACGACGCGACGGTGCTTCGCGTGCTGTATACCGAGCTCACGGGAAACGCCTACTTGCATCCCGTGATCGACCAGGTGACGAATCGTCCAGTCGAACTCTGGACGATGCCATCGCAATGGGTGGACATCGTTCCAGGCAAGGAGAAGTTCATCGAAGGCTACCTGTACGGAGCGACGCGCGAGCAGCGCAAGTTCTTCGCAGCCGACGAGGTGATCCATTTCAAGCGACCGAATCCCGCTGATCTGTACTACGGCATCGGAAAGGTCGAGGCAGCATGGGGAGCGGCGCAGATGAACGCCGCGAGCCATGAGATGGACCTGGCGTTCTTCGAGAACAAGGCTCGACCTGATTACCTTCTCTCCGTCAAGGCCGACGCATCTCCCGAGGAGCTGGAACGACTCGAGGTGCAGATTGACGAGAAGCTTCGCGGATCGCGTCGCACCGGACGATTCCTGACGGCGACTGCCGACATCGACTTGAAGCCTCTCTCATTTCCTCCGAAGGATCTCGCAGGACGCGAGACGATCGTAGAGGAGATCGCTGCCGTGTTCGGTGTTCCCGTTTCGATGCTCAAGGCGAACGATCCGAACCTCGCATCCGCACAGAGCGGCTACCAGATGTGGCGCGAGGCGACCGTGCTTCCGATGCTTCGCATGGATGAGGAGGTGCTGAATCAGAACCTCATCCCGCTGTTCAACATCCAAGACGATGCGTTCCTTGCGTATGACAGTCCCGTGATCGAGGATCGCCGGCTTGAGCTTGAGGAGCGCAGGACTGCCGTCGCCGGCGGCTGGCGCACGGCGAACGAGGCGCGCAAGGAGGAAGGCCGCGAGGCTCTGGATGATCCGAACGCGGATCGGCTGCTGATCAACGGACAGCCGCTCGGAGGTCAGCCGGCGGCTCCTGCTCCCGCTAGCCTTCCTGCACTCGGAATGGCTTCGACGGTCGATTCCGTGGTTCAGACGGCATCTGAGAAACCTAGCGCGGTCCATGTCTGGGGAATCGATCCAGAGCAGAAGGACGCACTCTCAGATTGCGTCTCATCCAAGATCCCAGACCTGATCGCTAATGGTCATCCACAGGCGCAAGCGATTGCGATCGCGTACTCGATGTGCGAGAGCGGAAAGAGCGCGGAAGCCGTGATCGCGGAACTCGGCATCGAGCAGAAGGACGCTCTGTCGGACTGCGTCAGCGCGAAGATCTCCAAGCTCGTCGGCGAAGGCTATCCGCAGGACCAGGCGATCGCGATCGCCTACTCGATGTGCGAAGGCAAGTCGCAGAAAGAAGCCGTCGCGGAGATGGAGGCTATTCGCGCGAAGGTGTTCGAGTTCGACATGGCCGAGATGGTCGATCTCTGCATCATCACGAAGGACTGCGGAACCGGCGCAGGAGGATTCCAGGAAGGCAACTCATGCGGAGGAGGATCGGGAGGATCTTCTAGCGGATCTTCCAAGCCTTCCAGCTCGCGGAGCAAGCCTTCGGCATCAGCGGGAAAGTCGCCGGCTGATGGACTCGCAGAACCGAAGAAGCATGACATCGCTATCCCAGCCAATCCGCGTCGCATGACCGTCGACCAGTTCGATTCCGCTCTC